ATTGACACAATCCGAGCAAGACAGGCGATGGCAGTTGAAGATGACTACAGAGTCGGAATGATTGAAGCATATCTTGAGGATAAGACGAAAGTTTGCATTTTGGAGCTATGGCAAGAAGCTTTGAAAAATGACTTCAAGCCGACAAGAAAGGACTCGAATGACATTGTACTGATTTTACAATCATTGCAGAATTGGAAGCGAAAGGATATTCCTGAGCGAGATGCGACATATGGTTTGCAGAGATTTTGGGCTAAGGTTGAGAACATAAATACCGAAAAAATGCCTTTTTAGTAACAAAATCGAGTGTTAGTAACAATCTTAGTAACACTCACAAATCGCATAACTAAGCCATTTATAATAATAATGTTACTAATGTTACTAATGTTACTAATATTATAACTTATATAACTGTAATATTACATACATATATAAAAACAATAATATAAGAAAACTTAGTAACTTTGGTAACATAGTAACACGAAAGGAGCAAACAAATGAATTTACAAGAAATTAAAGACGAAGCATTTTATAGCAAAAAACCGCATAATAGCAAGGATTTTCAAACGAATTATGAATATTTATTTTTCATAGTTTATGATTTGATGTTCAAATGCCATCGTAACCAACTACTTGACATTGACGATGGTAAGAAGCTAAATGCCGAAATTGAAAAGCTATGGAATGTTATGGTGCTGAATGAGAATATCAAAAAAGAGAAAGCCCAAGCAATAGTTTCAACCGCAAAAGAAATCAAAGCAAAGATTGATGCCGAAAAGGAAATTGATTTTGAGGAATATACTCATAAGCATAATTTCAGCGAGGGGCATTGGCTGATAATCGGGGAAATATTGAATGAGGTTCTGCAAGTTGATGTTGAATTGAAGGAGGGATTAGGGCAATGATTACAAATGAAGAAGTAATTAAAACGATTATTGCTTTTGCTGATAATAATATGAACCGAACTTTGACAGGCAGAGAATTGTTTATTTCAAATACTGCAGTTTATTTCAGATTAAAACGAATTAATACAATGACAGGAATTAATCCTGAAAAGTTTTATGGGCTGATTGAACTTTTGAGCAAAATTAAAAGAGGGGAAAATTTGATATGAGCAGAAAGGTGTGAATTGAATGGCTTACGACAAAGAAACGAAGAAATGGTTTGACAAGCATCCGTTAGCTCAAACTACAGTAATGCAATGTTCAAAATGCGGATTGTGGTTTAAGCCAATACTTGGACATAAATGCAAGAAAGGAGTTGATAAGAATGAAATTCAAACATAAAGGATTTACTCTTGTTCAAGAAGAGGAAGTCAACCATTATTATAGCATTTTCGATGAAGACGGAAAATTTGTTTGCTACTTAGCCTATGATGGTGAATTATTCAGCCGAGTGGAAGCCAAAAAGAGAATTGAAAATTATTTGAAATTAATAAAAATGTTGGATGAAAATGGAGAAAGGTTGATGAATGATGATTAAGTATGTTGTTGTTGCAGGAAATAAAGATAAAGACGGACAAATTGAATTTGTTCAATCGTTAGGTTGTTATGACAATGCCGAACAGGCATATGGTAAGGCTTATATGCATTTATGTGAATTAGATTCAATCGGCATCAAATCGGCAATCGGTTTGGAAGGTGAAACAGGATTTGAAATTATAGGCGAAGTTGAAGACGGAAGTTTTGCTCGATTTGCTTGGGTGCTATTTGACGAAAGAGGTAATAAGAATGAATGATAAAGTAAAAGCAGTATTTTTGAGAGAGGAGTAAAACAAATGGAAATTGACATCAAAACTGAATTAATAAACGCATTCAATGACGGAGTGCGAACAGGAAGAGCAATAGGCATTAACGAAGCATTGAAGAGCGTTGAAAAGCAAGTTGATGGAATGTACAAGGCAAGAGTGATTGATGCTTGGGGTGTGCATTTGGCAGAGCTGGTATGCAGAACTGCGAGAGAGGAATTGTTGAATGAGGCTGAGAAGAAATGACAAACTATGAAAGATTTAAATCAATGCTAACTGAAGAAATGGTAATTGAATTTATCTACGAGAATTTCGATAATGCGAATTTCAAAGATTTGTACAAAATCATAAACAATGAAATCTGCGATTTACCGCTCAAGGTATTCGATGTTGAAGACGATGAAGCAATTCAAAAGCATTGCTCGGAGTGCGGACATTGCCGAGGTTGTGTTGCAAAATGGCTGAGAAAAGAGGTTGAATAGAATTGACAAACTACAAAAAGATAATGCAATATTCAATTGATGATATGGCGGAATTGTTAGGCGATAATTGTTGTTGCACATTGTGTTCAATGCGATTTGATGTTAAAGGTTGTGAATGCAATTGCAAAACACACATCAAGAAATGGTTAGAAACGGAGGAATGTTTGAATGAAGAAGAACAAAGGAATGATGTTTCCGAACAAGAAAAACAAAGTCAGTAATCGGCTTAGATGCTCAAAATGCGGCAAGGAACTGACACCGAAGACCGCTTATTACTATGTTGATGGTTGCAACTGTGCCATTACAGACAACGCACTTCCGCTCTGCCTCGAATGTTGCGAGAACAAAGTCACAATCATTCCGCTCGAACACAAATCATTATGCAAATGAGGTGACTGAAATGTTTACCGAATATTATCGAAAAATCAAAGACACCGAAAGAGAAATTGAAACGCTCAAAGCAATCAAGCTGAGAATGTTTGATGAATGTTGCTCAGCTAATTGCAACCTTAGCGACATCAAGGTTCAAACATCAAAGGGCAATTCAAGCGAGGATAAATTAATTGCATATGCCGAAGCTTCAAAGAACTTAGACAACCGCATTAAAGATTTGATTGAACTGCAATCAGAAGCCATGCATTTTATCAATCAATTAGACAATGAAGTACAGAGGATTGTTCTGTTGAAGCGTTACATTATGGGCTATATGTTCTCAGACATAGCCGAGGAATTGAACTATTCACTTCGGCACATCTACAATATTCACAAGCAAGCAATCAACCAAATAGAAAAAGAGTGCATTTAATTTCACTTGATTTCATCTTTCAAGTATGATATAATATAAACTGTAAAGGTAGCAGAGGAATTATTTTCTTCTGCTTTTCTTTTGGCAGGGAACGACAGTCAGTAAGAGAAGGTGGGTATCGATTGTCAAAACAAACAGAAAAATTCTACAAGACTTATGCGTGGCAGAAGGTTAGGCAACAAGCACTCTCTCGCTCGGGTTACCTTTGCGAAGAATGTTTGAAAAATGGAATATACAATTCGGAAAATTTATTTGTTCATCACATCATCAATCTCAATCCAAGCAACATTGATAATCCTGAAATTGCATTGAATGTTGGCAACTTGAAAGTTGTTTGCAAAGCTCATCACGAGATGGAACATCATTCAAATGTTAGATATGTTGTTGATGAATTCGGTGAAATAATAAATTAACCTCCCCATGGTAATTATGGTAAATTTCCCACCCCGAACGACGGGGGAAGTTCTTTAAAACTGGGCAAGTAAATTGAGAAAGAAAGGGGTAAAACCGAGATGACAAAAGAGGAGCAGATTAAAAAAGAGTTAAACAACCTAAACAAGATTTTCAAAAATATCCCTGAAGCGAACAAAAAAATCGTTGGCGGTCTATTGCAGAACTGTGCGTTTATCAAAGTTACGCTCGAGGAATTGCAAGAAGATGTTAATGTGAACGGAGCTACAATTTGCTCGGCAGGTGGAAACGGTTATGAAATTGTAAAAGAAAATCCCGCATTGAAATTCTATGCAAGTTTGATTTCAAAGTATAAAGATATTATCGCAAAGCTGATTGAAATGCTTCCGAAAGAGGAACAGAATAGTTCGTTGAGTGAAACAATGAAAGAACTGATGCAATGAAGAAGAAGCAAGACAATTACATTCTCAGCTACTATCAAGCAATCAAAGACGGCTCAATTGTAGTAGGGAAGCTGATTGAGAAATGGTATGAAACTATCATTGAGAATTTGCAAAATAAGAAATGGAACTATGACCATAAAAAAGCTATCGCATCAATTGTGTTTGTTGAAAATTTCTGCAGGCATCACGAAGGTGAACTTGCACCGAACAAGATTAAATTAGAACTATGGCAGAAAGCATTGCTTTCAGTTATCTTCGGAATTGTTGACGATGAAGGAAAAAGACAGTTCAGAGAGATTGTAATAATTATTTCGAGAAAAAATGGAAAAACCCTCTTGGCCGCTGCGATTGCGAATTACATGGCATTTTGTGATGGCGAATATGGAGCGAGAATTTATTTCGCAGCTCCGAAGCTTGAACAAGCAAATCTCTGCTATGAAGCATTCTATCAAATGGTAAAGAAAGAACCAATGCTTGACGAACTTGTTCAAAAAAGAAGAACAGATATCTACATTGCAAATAGTAATTCAACCGCCAAGCCTCTCGCTTTCTCCGCTAAAAAATCCGATGGCTTGAACATCAGCTTGTGCGTGGCTGACGAAATTGCAAGTTGGCAAGGCGACAATGGTTTGAAATTCTATGAGGTTATCAAATCTTCATTCGGGGCGAGGAAGCAACCAATGCTTCTTAACATCTCAACCGCAGGTTATATTAATGACGGAGTTTATGATGAATTAATCAAGAGAGCAACAAGATTGCTGAAAGGCGAGTCAAACGAGAAAAAACTTGCACCATTCATTTATCAAATCGATGATGTTGAAAAGTGGAATGACATTAATGAGCTACAAAAGAGCAACCCAAACTTAGGAACTTCAGTTTCGGTTGATTATCTGCTTGAAGAAATAGCAATTGCCGAGGGGAGCTTATCAAAGAAGACAGAGTTTCTCTGTAAGTATTGCAATGTCAAGCAAAATTCTTCTTCAGCTTGGCTTGATGCGGTTGCAATCAATAAATCGTTCAATGGGCAGAATATCGATTTGAAACAATTTGAAAATTGCTATTGCGTTGGCGGAATTGACCTATCGCAAACTACTGACTTGACTTCTTGTTGCGTTATAATCGAGAAAGAAGGAAAATTATACACGATAAGCAAATTTTTCTTACCTGCCGAAAGAATTCAAGATGCAATTGCAAGAGATAACTTGCCTTACAACATTTACATTCAGCAAGGCTTGCTCAGCCCTTCGGGCGATAATTTTATTGATTATCACGATTGTTATAATTGGTTTGTTCAGCTGATTGAGCAATACAGAATTTATCCTCTTGTTGTTGGTTATGATAGATATTCAGCTCAATACCTTGTTCAAGATTTAAATGCATACGGCTTTAAAACTGATGATGTGTACCAAGGCGAGAATTTAACTCCTGTAATTAGAGAAGCTGAAGGATTAATCAATGATAATAGATTTGAATTTGGAAACAACAACTTAATGAAAATGCATTTACTTGACTCAGCAATCAAAATCAATTCGGAAATGTCAAAATGCAGATTAGTCAAGATTGCAAAAGACAAACATATTGATGGTTGTGCAGCTTGGCTTGATGCCTTGTGCGTGAGGCAAAAATGGTTTGCTCAATATGGCGAGCAATTGAAAAATTTAGGAAGGTGAAATAATGGGACTGTTTGAGAAGATTTTCAAGAAGGACAATTCAAAAAAACAATTCAATACATTTGCAACTTTGAATTCTTATGTTCCGATTTTCAACACAAGGAATGGTCAACTTTACGAAGAGGATTTAGTCCGCTCGGCAATTGATGCAAGAGCAAGACACATTTCAAAGTTAAGAGTTGAATGCGTTGGAACTGCCAAGCCGAGCTTGAAATTTTGGTTGCGTTCTGCTCCGAATGAATGGCAGACTTGGTCGCAATTCCTCTATAGATTGTCAACTATTCTCGATGTTCAAAACACCGCATTCATTGTTCCAATCTTCAATGATTATGGCGAGGTGAATGGAATTTATCCTGTCTTGCCTTCTAATTGTGAATTAGTAGAATGCAATAAAGTTGTTTATTTGAAATATACTTTTTCAAATGGCTCAACTGCTGCGATTGAATTTAATCTTTGCGGTGTGCTGAATAAATTTCAATACAAAGATGATTTTTTCGGTGAGAACAATAGAGCTTTAGACGGAACGCTTGACTTGATTAACATTAACAATCAAGGAATTAATGAGGCGGTCAAGAACTCAGCTTCTTATCGATTTATCGCAAAGCTGAACAATTTCTTAAATCCCGAAGATTTGGCAAAAGAACGAGAGAGATTTAACAAGAACAATTTTGAAGGCGAAGGTGGAGGAGTTCTCGTCTTCCCTAACAACTATTCCGATGTTAGGCAAGTTGTTTCAAGACCTTTCACAGTTGACACAACGCAAGTAGCAATGATTAAGACAAATGTTTTTAACTATTTCGGAGTGAATGAGGATATTTTGCAGAATAAAGCAATCGGAGATAGTTGGTCAGCATTCTATGAAGGTTGTGTTGAGCAATTCGCAATTCAGCTTTCCGATGTTTTGACAAAAATGCTCTACACCATCACCGAAAGGAACAGAGGCTCATTTGTTCAAGTTACCGCAAATCGACTTCAATATATGTCAAACCAAGATAAATTATCAACTTCCGCTCAGCTTCTTGACAGAGGCATTCTCAACCGAGATGAAGCAAGAGAGATTTGGAATTTGCCACCGCTTCCGAATGGAGAAGGTCAAGCCTACATCATTCGTGGAGAATATTATTCAGCTGATGAGAAAATCAACGGTGGAACGGAGGCTGAAGAAGAATGAGATTTTATATCTTAGCAAATGGAAATGGCAGTCGGTGGAATGGATATTTGGGTTGCCAAAAGCACGAAATCGAAATTGACGGTGAAAAGCTGATTGACAGAATTATTCGGCAATTGGTTGAGAACAAGCAAAAAGACATTGTCATTGTTGGTGATTATCAAGATGAGCATTGCTCAAATTACATCAACAAGTCCGAAAGGAAATATGATTTGTTTGTTGAATTGGCAGAGATGACAACAGGCGAATTTGTAATGCTGAATGCTGATTGCTTTTACACCGACAAGATAATCAAAGACATTATCAAGCGAAAAGCCGAGAATGGTTGGCTTCATTGGTGCAATCCATCAATAAATGAATTTACAGGTAAGCCGTACGGAGAAGGCTACGCTCATAAAGTTAGCAATTTGAATTGGTGGATTGAGAAGCTGAAAGAATTGAAAATTAGAATTCTGAGAAATGAAATCAATCCAAATGCTACTACAGATTGGCTGATTAATCGATTTCTTTATGGTTGTACAGAATTATACGAGCATAATCCAAAATATCTAAGCGAATACGATGTTTATTGGAATGACGAAACTGACGATTTCGATTTTCCTGAGGATTACGATAGATTTATGAGATTTACAAGGAGGATAAAAAAATGAATATTGATGACAAAATCAAGCAAGGCAGACAATACCGAAATTGCGTTGAATTCAGAGCGTTAGAAGTTGAAGATGAAAACGACAAGAAATGTTCGGTTGAAGGATATGCAACAACATTCAATGATACTTATGTTCTTTGGAGCGATGACCAATACGAAGTTAGAGAACAAATCGACAAAGAAGCATTCAACAATTGTGATATGAGCGATGTTATTTTTCAGTATAATCACGAAGGTAGGGTGTTCGCAAGAATTTCAAATAATACTCTCTCGCTCTCGGTTGATGAAAACGGCTTGAAGGTTAGAGCTGATTTGGGCGGAACGGAAGAAGGTCGCAAGTTGTATGAAGAAATTAAAGGCGGTTATACAACAAAAATGTCATTCGGTTTTACTGTCGGCAACGATGTTAGAACCGAAGCCAAACAAGATAGTAAGATTGTAATTACAAGAACAATCACTGCTATAAATAAGCTTTACGATGTTTCAGCGGTTTCAATTCCAGCAAATGACGGCACTGAAATATCAGCTCGAAGCTACTGTGACGGATTGATTGCAGAAGCACAAGCGGAGTGCTTGAAACGAGAAAAGCAAAAACAAAAAATAAGAATTATGAAGGAAGGTATTCTACTATGACTTTAAAAGAAATGTCAATTCAAGAAATTGAAGAAAGAATTAATCAAATCGGTGTTGAAATCGATGGCGAAGGTGCTGACTTAGATGCACTCGAGGAAGAAATGAGAAATGCCAAAGCTGAGCTTGAGCTTAGAAAAGCTGATGAGGCTCACAAGGCAGAAATTAGAAAGGCGGTTGCTAATATGGAAGGAACAAAAATTGAGCCTGTAGTTACAAAGGCTAATCCAATCGAAGAAAGAGCAAACAAACTGAAGGAAACAAACAGAATGTCACTTGACACGCTTGAAACAAGAAGTTTACTTGTAAGTGGAAGCACAGTTGCTACACCGACAGGAGTTTCGGGCATAAACGATACACTATCAAGCGGTCATTCAATCTTAGATTATGTTAAGGTTGTTGATTGTCAAGGAATGGGAGCAAACAAAGTTGCTTATGTTGCTGCTGATTTGGCTGCAGCTTCAAGTCAAACTGAAGGCTCAGCTGCTACAAGTGGAGATGCTACATTCGGTTATGTTACAATTACTCCTGACTCAGTTGCGGTTTATTCACAGATTTCAAAGCAAGTTAAAAAGCAAAGCCCACTTAACTATGAGCAGAAAGTTAGTCAACAGGTAATGGGTTCATTGAGAAAGGCTTGCGTTAATAAGATAGTTGCTTCTCTTAAGGCTTCATCTCTTGTTGCAACAACCAAAGGAACAATCGTTTCAAACAAGGGCGTTATCGATGCAACAACATTAAGAACAATTGCTCTTGCCTATGGCGGTTCAAACGATGTTGCAGGCAATGCAATGTTATTCCTTAACAAGAATGACTTAATCGCATTTGGCGATGTAAGAGGAACAAACGAAAAGAGAGCAGTTTATGATATCGAGGTTGATGGTAGCAATCCGAATGTTGGTATTATTCGTGATGGCGGTCTTGCAGTGAAGTATTGCATATGCTCAGGTCTTGATGCATACAATGGCACAACAAGAGGAACATCAGCAAAGCCGACAATGTTTTATGGTAATCCTCAGTGCTTTGAATTTGATTTATTCAGCGGAACTGAAATTAAGATTTCTGAAGATTTCGCAATTACTTCTCTAATGGATACAATTGTTGGCGACTGCGAAGTTGGCGGAGATGTAGTTGTTCAAGGCGGATTTGTAACATTACAATTAACCGCATCAGGTTCTTGATAATTGACTTGAATATAAGGAGCAAAAAGTATGAAAGTTATAATCGCTATTCCCTGCATGCAGACAGTTGATAGCAACTTTATGTTGTCGTTGACAAGTGTTCTGCTAAATTCAAAAAATGACATTGCAATCGATGTATTGACTTGTCAGAATAGTTTGGTTTATGAAGGCAGAAATCAGTTAGCTCAAGCAGCTGCCAATTCGGATGCGGATTATGTGCTTTGGCTTGACTCTGATATGCACTTTAAACCTCACTTGCTTGACGAGTTGTTAAAGCGTAAGAAAGATTTCGTCACCGCACTTTGCTTTAGAAGGAAGCCTCCCTACTCCCCGACGATTTGGAGCAAATTGAGATTTGACCCTGAGAAGGTTGTCGAGGAGCAGTTAAAATACCCTGAGGACGAACTTTTCGAGATTGAAGGTTGCGGTGCAGCGGTAATGCTCACTTCGGTGAAGGTCTTGCAAGATTGCTTGAGAGAATACAATAATTGCTTTCAGCCACTTGATGGATTTAGCGAAGATTTGAGTTTCTGCATCAGAGCGAGGAGCTTAGGTTATAAAATCTATTGCGACTCCTCACAGAAGACAGGGCATAC